CTGTAATGGATTTGGTCTTGATAAAAATTTGTTGATTGACTCGTTATTATAAATAACTGCATCCGTCTTGCTATCTTTCAACTGAAAGCGTCCGTTTGTTATTCTATTCGCAATTGCCATAACAGGGAAAGCAACCTCCGAAATCTCGTTAAATAAAGTGACCACGTTATTAGTTATGGTAGCAGGACTGAAAACGCCTAAATATGACTCTATATCTTTATTTGCAACAACAATAACATTATTATCCTTATCCCTGATAATGCTATTTTTCACGCTTTTCTTGTTAAACCACGGGAATTTCATATTTCTTATCATTAAATATTTGTTTTACTCTTTCTGTGGGGTATTGACACTCCTCTGCATTTATCGTGTAAAATTTATTTTTACATCTACAAACATACTCGCAAGTTCCTTTATTCATAGTGGACATTCTACCTATCAATCTTCCACAGGATGGACATCTTATTTCAATATATTTATATTCCCCCATAATTATTCTCTTAAAATATTTCTTCTTAAATACTTGCTTGCTGAAGACAATACATCTGGAA